TGTTTTAAATGTGCCCTCATAAAAATTACTTGTAGATGTAGTTCCTATGCCGACTTTACCAGTTAATTGTGTGGAACTAGCACCAAAATAAATACCATAAACAGCGCCGTTGTATGTAGTGTCTTTTAATATTGGCGATGTTGTCCCTATTCCTACAAAACCTGTGCCTTCTCCCCTGATATCACCTATTGGTGTCGCTCCACCTAAAATCACTCCACTAGCTTTATGAACAACGCTAGCACCTATCCCTACCGTTGTTAATGTGCTGGGCAAAGCAACTTGTGAAATTGCATTTAAAAACTCTACACCAGTCCAATTATTAGATACAGCAGCAGTTCTATATAAACCTCCAACGCCAGTTGTTCCCGTGGCAAAATCAAAAGCACCAGATGCATAAACAGTTGGTCCCTCGTTTTTACTTATTCTAAGTATTTCGTATGAAGGCTGACTCATTTTATAATATTGTTATCCTTTCAATAAATGACCTAGTAAACAAAAGTGCATCGTCGTAAACGACGAAAATACCTGAAGTATCATAATCTGAATCAAAGAAAGCTGTGCTTGCATTATTTGTGGCCTTATTCCCTAAAGCATTTACACTGTATCTAAATGATCCAACCTGTGATAATCCGCTAAATGAGAAATTAGTGTTAGTTGTATTTACTGAAGTCATAGAGCCATTTGGTAAATTTAATCTAACATTATATCCTGTGCTATTAGATATAGCCCCCCACTTCCCAGATATGTTAAATGTTTGAGTGGAAGCATCTGGCACTCCAGTTGTGACATTAGATAAAGAAGGCGTGGGTAAAGTGCTATAAGTTACTCCCTCTACTGTTTGCGTATTATTATAGCTAAATGTATTGGAGAGATGCTCAATACTTATATCGTCCTCTATTAGAGCAAATTTTCCCGTATCGTATTTTGTAGCAGTTACTAAATATTCATTAACATTTTCTTCCTGCATAGATATAACTTTATAAATAAAAGGATCTGCATTTTTTATTTGTAATCTAGCGGGGCTACCTAATTTTAAATTTCTTAGAACTTCAGGTTTATCAAAACCAGAAAGTAAACTACCATAGTTGTTTAAATTTTCAGCTGATAGTTCTGCTGGATTGCTAAAAATGCTCGTTACATTTAAGGTTGTTAGTTGATCAGGAGATAAATTATTTAAATCAGTTTCTAAAGCTCCTTTTGTCGGCCCGATATATGCGTCAGAATTAAAGCCATTGAAATTAAATAGAGCTGACGATCTTTTGTCTCCAACCATAGCCATAATAGCAAACGAACCAGTCCCAACAGCGGCTAATGTATGATCACCAGTTAGCTCTGATATCAAATCACCAGAAAACAAATCAAACGCGCTTTTATTTCCCACCCCAGTGCCAGATGCAAAAACCCACCCAGTTACTCCAGTTTCAAAATACAAAACAGTTTCACTCTCTGGTAATCCTGTATAAAACGCATATTGCTGAAAGCGAGGATCATCAATCGCGCCCGTGGCTCCAGCGTATCCTTCAGTGTAACCAGAAAAACTATATTTGCCAGTATAAGGTAAAAGTGCAGCTGGAGTTGATCCTGTTACCTCTAACTCTGCATATCTTGTCCTATTTGTTGATGCAAAACCTGTTTGAATGTCTAACTGTGTATCATCACCAGTCGGATTGATAACAGTTAAAACTTTATTCATATCAGAATTAACAAAAGTATTACTTACTCTGATCGTTTCGTTCTCTAAATCTATTGCTAGAATTTTACCGAAGTTTGTTGTATTTGTTTTTAGATCGTCCTCTATAAGAACTAAGTCTCCAGGTTTACATAGAAGACTTTCCAATCCTGCTGTAAAAGCAACTTGTTGGTTTTCTTTTATTTTAGAAAATATTTGATGTTGAGCGACTCTACGAGCCATTGCTCTAGAAGTAATACCTATGCCTTCTATTCTTTTCTTGAAAACTCCTTTTTCTTTGATGTTATCTTCGTCCTCTACCACCTCAATCTTAGGCACAAAATTATCGAACCGATCATTGTATGCCACCTCAATTGTATTGAACTGCTCATCTCTTCTGTTATTAGCATAAAAAAACTGTCCGTCTTTAACAGATTCATTAGTAAAAATATTTACAGGATTTCTAGGTCTATCATCTACAAAGTTTATTGTTGAATCGTTAAAGAAAACCCTTCCTTTAAATAAAGATGCAACAATATTTATTGCATCGAATATCTTTTGTCCTTGGTCGAAAACTATATTACAAGAGAATCTAGGTTCTTTTCCACCCCTGCCATCACTGACACCTTCGAAAAAACCAAGTTCGTCAACAGCATCACAAAATCTACCTATCTTGTATAACTCCCATACATTTATATTATTTGGATTTATATGGGAACCCATACCGTAACGGCTATTAGTTAGTAAGTCGTATAAAATCCAAGCTGGATTATCAGTCCAATGTAAGCCTTCTTTAAATGAACCATCCCAATCACCATCATAAACTAATTTATCTGCCTTAGAAGTTAAGTCGAATTCAGATTGATTGTTATAATATCTCTTATCTTTTCCGCTAACTCTGACTGGTTTATAATTACTAGGTATTTTAACCTTTTTTAACTTACAGTCGTAGGTTCTTCTAGGTATTGAGGTGAAAGATCGAGAGTCTATTTTAGTTCCAACTATAGCTGAGAAGGGATAAGGTAGAGGAGTGTCGATAATTTCTGTCACCTTATCTAATGTAACATTTTTATTTATTAAAACCGAGTTTGTCTCAAAAGATAGTTTTGTTACTTTCACATACCTTTTCACAGTGCTATCTTCATCGATTGTTCCAGCCTCGATGCCACTTTCGCCATCAGCACTAAGAAGCTCTTGCTTCATTGTAACAGTTGGTGGTAATTCAAAACCTTTATTCAATAAGGCATCCTTCCCATCTAAATTTACAACAAATTCACGGCTTGAATCGCCTTGGTAATCTGGGTTTCCAATATCTATTAATGTATTGCCCTCTATTAATGCTACTATGCGATAATTATAAGTTTTAAATGGTTTTTCTAAACCGTCAGAACCATCTGGGTTTATGTCATATTGACCAGTTTCTACTCTAATATTCAAAACAGCTGGGAACTTAGCTGTTATTTGCATTTCCCTATCTGCGGCAGATGGAGTTAAATCAAAAGTAAGTGTGTCACTAAGTGCTGCTACATTTAGTGATATAAAAGCTCTTGTGACGTTCGGGTTGTATACAGTATGAACAACAGGAACAGCGTCTTCGTTCCAATTTGTTAAAGATTGTCTAGCCCACTCAGAATAATTATCTAAATTATCTCTATTATTAGCTCTTTTATCATCACTACCTTCATTTAATGGTAGACCGTCCTCTCCTACCTCTAGGTTATAATTTTCAGCGCCCAGACTTAATACCTCACTCCTAGTTAGAAGGCTAGTGTTTTGGCTTATTCTTTGAGGCGCAAAGGTCTGAGTATTAGGTGTTTCAGGTTTATCTACACTACCACCAGCCAACTTGTCAGCGTTAAAAGCTCCAAACAACTCTCTTTGATATACGTGATCAATAAATACAGTTTTAAAATAACTTAAAGGATTTTGGTATTCAGACCCCTCTCTGAATTCTGCTAAAACATTTGAGAAGTTGAATTTTAAATCATCATAGCTATATTCATTAAACAATAATTGAGATATTGTAGTTTTTGTATATTGAAAAGATTCAATGTCTTTTATTAAGTTATATACATCTTTATCTACAGAGTATGTATATCCCCTTGTCTGCCAAGAGTTTCTAGCGTAACGAACACCTCCCTGATTTCCTAAGTGTTCCTCTATTTCGCTAATACTAATTCCTTCTCTAGATAATTCATCAAATAAACTATTCTGATTTATAGAAATATTTAAGGGTATTTTTATTAATATGAACCCTTTCATTTCTCCTGTTAATGTTCCCTCTTGGTTTATAGTGGGACAAGTAACATCAAAAAACTTTACACCTCTTGCTTCTAATAAACTTTGAATAGCATACCCACGCTCCGTGCCAAAAGGTCTAGTAACCATCTGCTCTAAAATCACATTACCATCTGCGTCGGAACCTATTGATATGTTTTTATTTAATTGACTACTACCCGTCTCATTGACTTTAACTACAACAAGCAAACAGGGGCTTTCTTCATCTTGGCTTTCTAAGTTAGCAATGGCATTTGGTATTAATTCAGCATTACCTAACTCAGACCAGTCACCTAAAGATGACAACGCTTTTTCTGCTAAAGTTCTTTGTAGAGAGTTATAATTAGAATCATCAGTTATTTGATTGTCGTTAATTAAGTCTCTAATCGAGTCTAAATCACCAGATGTGAACTCTATCACACGTTCTAGAGCTTCTAAAAAGTAGTAACCCAAAGAACCTAAAACACTATTCCAGTCGCTCCAATGATGAGTTATGCCGAATGGATTATCCCCATCCTCATCATCACCTGTTTCTCCACCCCTACTGTAAAAATTAGGTTGTAAATTAGTATATAAACTAACTAACAACTTAGCATCGCTTTTAGATGAATCATCTGCCCAATCAATACTTTTATGTTCTGTCGGTAATCTTGCTTCATAACTAAACCTAGCGTTTGAACTGCTTGCTGATTGAGCTTCATTGTTTAAAAACCATGTAAATTCTTTACTATCAACTTCATCTCTTATATATGCTCTTAACCCGAAACCCTCAGTGTTTACTCTACGCAAAAGTATTCCGTCATCATCTAAATTAAAAGGGTTAATCTCTCTTTGTTCCTGTCTATAATACAAAGAGCAATCGGGCCATGATTGTGATTCAAATGCGGGAGGATCACCATCATCAGACGACAAATTCCGTATTAAAGCTCCATTAGACCTTTGATCAGACTCTCCTAATTCTCTGAAAAAACGCTTGAGATTCCTTGTAGCTGTGTTCGTTCCATTATCTAAAATGCAATTCAAAGACTGTGCCGCCTCTAGCTCTACATCGCTAATTGTTTCATTATATTCTGGGTTATTAGAAACAGCAACAGGTGTATCATCTAAATAAACACCCTGTAATAATCTTATACCCTTTAAAACCCTACCATCTCTATCTACTATACCTTCAATTGGACCATCACTAATCAAATCTACAGTTTCAGCAAAACTGTGAGATGCCCCATATTGCATTTCACCTAAAATTGGTGGTCTATATACAGGTGGCTGTGGACGGCTACCTCTACCACCACCAGCTATACTTATTTTCTTTAGTATGTGGCTCATTTTATTAACCTTCGTAAGCGGAGCCTTCGCTGCCTAAGAAAACTGGACGATATTGTCTGGAGTTAGTATTAATAGCGGCGTCATCTGGAGTGCCGTTGTTTGTTAAAATATAATTTGGATCTGTATACTGAGGATAAGACTTTATCGTAGCTTGTATAACTTGAGTCCCCACTTTTAATCTACCGTATCCAATTGGAACGGGTGCCCCCTGACTCGCGACGTTAGCCCTATTACTAAATATTAAAGATTGAGTATTTGCTTTAGCTTCCACCTCTAGAGCTTCTATTTCTGGTTTAGGTGTTAAAGCATATGAAATCGTCGCAAAAGCTACTGCAAAAAACAAATTCAGCAGAAAACCACCACCCGCTCCGACAATTACAGGAACAAGATCAATAGTTTGTGGTGATTTGTAAGACTCCATCTCACTAGGCTCTATTAATCTTTTTTTATTTAAAATTATTTCGTAACCTAAACCCTCACGCTGCAATTCTACTAACCTACTCATAAAACCGCTACGATTACAGTCTATAGCTTGTAATACATATTTTGGATTACCTATCTTTAATTTGAAGACATCTCCAAACTCACTGCCTAATATACCATGTATTTTTACTGTTGTCATTTGACCGCCTTTATCCTCTCTAGTTTATTTACATTCCCTTCTATAATTTTGGGCGTGTAAATATTTATTTTTTTTGTATTCAAACTATATATTAAAAAAGCTTGGCAACAATTATCAGCCATTTTTATGTCGAATTCTGATTCTTTTTCATCTCCACTTATATGGCTATGGAAAACAGCAACCATTTCGTAATCTTCCTTAAACAAAAGATAATTTAGTGGATTAATCATAAAAAATTTAGACGGGTCTTCAGCTACATTCCTCTCAACCTGTATTACATATTTGTTTTTGTTTTGATCATAGCCTAAAAAGCCACAAACTTCCCTTGTGAAATTCTTGTGAGCTATCTCTTTTATCTTATGAAGAGTAGATATCTCTCCTTTAATATATTGAACTGGTTCTTTCATAGCTAAATCCATCAGTTCCTGGAAATCCACCGAATCTAGGATAAATTTCTGTTGTTGGGTTTTTAATAGTTTCTGATCTACCCTCGTTGTAATTTTCTTTAAAGCCAGAAAATTGACCGCTACCTGTTAAGTGAAATGGTCCTACAGTATGTATGTCAACTAAACCGTTTCCTATGGCACTATTTCCAGTAGATCCGTCCCACCAAGCGATTAAACTATCCCCAGTTATTGTTTGAAATCTACCAGTGCATTCATAATAATCACGGGGGGCATGATCGAAATCATTTGGACTTACACTATCGTCTGGAGTTCTTATGGTTTTGTGTAAGTAATTTAATTCTTCATTGGTTAATTTTCTACTCCATAACGCCCACGGCCCTATACATCCATTCATTGTAGATATAAAGCTGGGGTCTTCACTTTCAAAACCTCTTCTGTTTAAAAATTGTTGCACAGCTCCTAGTCTAAATACTTCAGGTAAAGCTGTAGTATAACTAATACCTTCAGGCTCATTTCTATTTAAATTTTCTCTCCTCTCCAAGTTAGCAAAATTTCCATTGACGCTTTGAGGTTCCACCAATATTTCGTTATTAAATCTAATTGTTAAATTAGTAGCATTTGTTCTTGAAACGACATTAGGATCTTCACCTCTAAGGTCTACAGCGTCTATTACGTTTTGCACTCCAGTGTCATGTATTATAGCATATTGATTCCATTCTCGATTTAGAACTTCTGGACCTGCCATATTTGTCAAATGATCTATTCTATAATCATTTGATGAGCCATTATCATTCGTAATGCTCATTCTTTCCCCTTGATAATAAGCGTATATATTATTAGAGTTTGCGTTATTATGATCAGAGCCGCCAAGAATATTTATATATCTACATGCAGGGAAAAAACCCTTATCCCTACTGGTAGTGCTAAATAAACCAGCGCCAATAGGACTATTTTGATTCATACTAGCCCAGCCTACTATAGTGAAATCACCAGTTAAAGCGCCAGTAATTTCTGGGATTGTGGTATGAAATAATCCTGAATTTACTGGACCAGCATATCCATCATTACTCATGGCTCCAGAAAACCTGACGCCGCTAAAACCACTGGCTATGTTGCTACCAGCATTGAAAGATAAATCATCTGAATTATTAAACCTTTTTTGACACGCACTAAATCTTTTGGTGCAACCATCTTTTTGCCAAAAACTTGTGTTGTTTTCAGGGGATTGTGATGAGTTGCCACTGACACAAACATAAACTGTTTTCAAAGGTTCACCACCTATATTTATTGTTGGACTTTTTATATAAACAACATCTCCAGCTATATATGTGTTAGAATTACTCCACTCTGCATTTGGATCAAAAAAGAAATTAGTTTCAGACTCTGGGCCAGATGCATCAACATTAACAGGAGAAACATATCTAGGGACTACAGACTCTCCATCAACATTAGTAAAGGAAGCTCCGTCTTGCCTTTCAATAGGTTGCCCTTGATATCTACATCCCTCACCCCTGTATTGCCAGTAGCAGAATTTAGATACTACACCTCTAGAATTAATATTAAAACTTTCTAGATCTAAAGGGGAATTTAATTCGAATTCTACAAATATTTTAGATTCTGATATCTTTCTACCTACAATCCACTCCTGATTTGTTAATTCTGCCTTTGGATCAGCTATGCCAAACGGGTTTCCTCCATCAAAGTTTGAATCATCTAAAAATTTTACAGAAACTCTTTTTCTTACTAACTTAGCATTTATAAAATCCTTGTGATTTTGTAATAAATTAGTTACTATATTACCCTTATTTGTAACTTTTATTTTAGGTCTTGCTAGTTGACCATCAGCTAATATATCAAAACCATCAGATTCTATAGCTAGTGGCAGGTATTGTTGGCCTTGCCAAACTAAAGATTTATCGTATAATGTGCCTCCATGAAACCCTAAAAAAAGATTTGGTTTATTGATTCTGTCTGGGAAAACTTTAAATAACTCTAAAATAGCTGTGGGCTGTAGGTCTAAGAGACTACTAGCTACTTTATTTTTACCTTCTTCCGCCATACATTGAATTACACTTTATTATCTTATAATATAATAAAGAAATGAAAATTACACATTTAAAGGAGACCGCTGAAGTTTGGCCTTACTTCTATGATTTTTGTGTTAAATCTAAGCCATACGACTTTTGTTCGTTGCCCTCCAAGCGGCTTAGAGATATTAAAATAAAAAATAGTTTTGACTTTTATGCAAATAAAATAGTTTATAAAGCTGAGTATCAAGGTAAAGTAATGGGTTTTGTCTTTTTAGAAGAAGAAAATTACTGCTTAGATGTAAATTTTATATTTGGTGTTAGAAAGAACTTTACTAGTCCAAAGCTAATCAAGGCTGCACATGCAATATTCGATAATGCTTTACATAAATTTAATAAAAATTACTTAAAAAGTCAGGTCAGGAGGACATTTAAAGTAGATTCATACATAAAATGGGTTGACAGATACGACAAAAGAGCTATAATACTGACAGACGATAAAAAAACAATAGTTTGGTGTAATTCAAATCGCATGAGTGTAACATTTAAAGTAGTAGGTTCTAATAAGACCACAGAACACTTAATGGGTAAGGAGGCTGAGATGGGCCACACTCGAAAAGGCCCTAGCACAACATTAAGAGAATTATTTTTCGATGATAAAAAATATCTTTTTGATGAAAAGAGTGTTGACTTCTTACCTAATTGTGTTTTAATACACGGATTCCTATCAGATGATAAGGAAAACGTAGGCAAAATAGCATTACAATTCCAACCTAAAAAATAAATGAATTGCGTTTCATACAGGGTATACAACCGAAAAGGACAGTATCACCACTGCTATAGTAATCAGTTAGAAGGTGCCTTAACTTGGGCGATAGATTGTGCCAAGACTGTTCAAGGCTCAGTGAGAGAAGTTTGTGAAAATGGAGAAGAGAAAGAAGTCTTCTCTTTTAAAAAGGCAGCAAGTGTTAAGTCTAATTAAATCTCTTATTAAGTCTTTAGAGTTATTCTTGACTCTAAAAAACAAAAAGTTCTACTATGACTTACATAGAGAACATAGAAATACCGAAGATAAACTTATAAATGAAATTGAAAAACTTAGGTCTACTGGCCTTAGTAGTGATGCTGACCGTGCTGACATCTTGCGGAAGAGGCTCGACTACGAAACTAGGCAATTTGAACATCTATCAGCCTTCTACGCTAAGACTGAAGAAGAATAACCCTGTGCTAACTAAGGACGGCACATATACCCCGCAAACTGATGAGGTTTGGCACTCTGACGTTCGTTATAGGAGATTAGAGAGGGAAATATACTATAAAGGGTTATTCGACAAAAATTCACCCTTGACAGGTTCTCATAAATAAACTAAATACGTAAACAATGAAGACACTAATTAGTCTTATCACAATGTTGGGCGTTGCTATTTGTAGCGCAGATTCTCATGCTAGTCTGTCTGATGTTTCAGTCGAAGCTGGCATTTCTTATAGTAGTGCATCGTCCAGTGGTGGACTAGCGGTTAGGGATGATTCAGTCTCTGCTTCTATTTTACTTGGTGCCCCATTATCTGGTGGGGTCGCTTCAGTTGGTGTAGATCTTCACAGAACTGATGGAGACACAGAGGCTGATCTTGCTATCGCTTGGGGGCTTCCTGTTACTATCCTAAACCAAGATCTTGATGCGGAAATTTATTTCCAAAAAATTGATTCCAGCTATGGAGGCTGGGAAGAGGTTGGAATTGAATTTTCTCATGTTTTTGATTGGGCAGAAGTTGGTGTTAGTTTTTGGCATGAGCTTGGTAACACGGCTTATGGTGTAGAACTCACAGCTTCCCGTGAATTTTCTACGCCAATTCAGGGTTTGACTGTCAATCCTTTTGTTGCTGTAAACTTTGCTGATTCTTACAATGCAGTGGAGGTAGGCGTAGCCGCTGAGTATCAGCTTACAGAGGATGCTTCTTTTTCAGCAAAAGTATCTTTCAACGATAATGATGCTGATGGCACAGCTTACTCCATTGAAAAAGATTGGGTGGTTGGAGCAGGTTTTTCCTATAGCTTCTAAGTTGTTTTTAAAAAAATAAAATTAAGCCCCCTACTAAGGGGGCTTTTTTTTTGTATCAAGTGTAAATAAATAAACATGGAACCTGAAAAGTCTATTATAAAGGAGTTTCTTAACGGAGGATGGTTGGTTCCACTGGTTGGCGCTGCTGCTATGTTTGCTAGGCTTTTGTCAGGCCATAATGAACTATCTATAAAACAACAACTCAAAAGAATATTAACCGCTGCTATTGCCGCTGGTATAGCTTGGTTTGTTTTAGAGCAAACAGATGTTTCATCTCTGACCAAAGCTATTACATACGGTATAATAGGGGTAGTAAGTCCTGAAGTTATATCTGGCATAGTTCGTTTGGGAGAAAGATTCGCTAAAAACCCAGAAAAATTTATTAAAAAATGAGACCTAAATTTATAGTTTATTGTTTGGCAGCTATCTGTTTAGCTTTCTCTTGGAAAGGCATTATTCTTACTGAGGACATTAATAATACTTTGGAGGAAAATGCTCGTCAGTCGGAAGCCTCTATCATGGAGATAGGTATGTGTTTTGATTGGTATGGTGTAATAATAGTTAATTCTGTAATCAAAACATCTCATGGCGTCATATCTACAAATGAAATGATTGATGTTCTTGAAGAAGAAAGTAAGAATAAAGATGAATACTTAGAGGGATACAAAGATAGCATCACAGAGGATGAGATTGAATACGCAGATTTTGTTTTTGCTCAAGAGGAGAAAATTAGCCTGTATGTTGATCAACTTATCAAGTGGGCTAACAATAATGATATAGATAAAATAAAAGCATCTATTCCATTAATGTATCAAATGACAGACCCTACGATTGATGCTATCAACAACATAATGGATACAAAGATGTATTATAATGAAAGAAAATCAGAGGAGTTGCATGGTCAAATAAATCAATATAGAGACTTTATGATTCTCACGATAGTTTTATCAATTGTAATGTCCATATGCACATCTCATAAAACACGTTGTATATAAATGAATTTTAGAGGTAAAAAAGAAGTTGTAAAAGCAGTCCAGAAACTCCTTGGTGTTTCTGCTGATGGTGCTGATGGTCCTGTGACTTGGAACGCTATACTAGCTAAACTATCAACAAAAGAGAGTGCTGATATTACTGGTAGCATAGCAGAGAAAATGGTTCAGTTAGCCCGTGCAGAAATAGGGGTATCAGAAGTTGATGGTAGTAACTGTGGTCCCAGAGTGGACGAATACAAAGCTGCTACTTGGCTAGATCCAGATAAGGGCTGGCCTTGGTGTGCTGCTTTTATTTGTTGGTTAGTAAGAGAAGCTATAGAGGGAGAGACAGTCGCATTTAAAAGACCTCAAACTGCTGGTGCTTGGGACTTTGAGAACTGGGCCAAAAAGCAAGCTACTAATGGTGTTGAGTTAAGAAAACCCACGAACGAAGATATTAAAGCTGGTGATATAGTTGTATTTAGTTTCTCTCATATCGGGATAGCAGTCAAAGATATTGATTCAAGTGGCTATGTGACAACCATAGAAGGTAATACTAATGGTGCGGGGAGTAGAGAGGGCGGTTCTGTTTTAGAAAAGAAGCGTCATGTTTCTAAGATCAGAAGTAGAATCAGGATTCTGTAATGGAATGGGAGTTAGATTTCTCTGAGCAAATCAGGGCTAGTAAATGGAGCGCTAAGAGAAAGCGTTCTATTGATTGTGACAATCCAAAGGGTTTTAGTCAGAAGCAATACTGCAAGCGACAGAAAAGAGGCGGCGCTTATAAATCTAAGGGGGACGAGAAAAGAATACCAGAAAAGAAAAAAGACGGCACTAAAAGGCCGAAGTCTGAACACTCTGATTTATATACAGACGAAGATCCAAAAGGAACAATCAAAGGATTAGGTTTTAAGGATGCTAAGACCGCTGTTGAGTCAATTAAAAAAATTAAAAACTCAAATAGAAAACACGCTCACAAAGTCCAAGCTATGCTTGTGATGATACAAAGAGCCAAGGTCGCATTGAAAAGGACTTCTGATCCTGACAAAAAGAAAAATCTAAGGGCTGCAATTAAAGCCTATGAGCCAGCTTTTGAGAAGTTGAAGCAAAAAAAACTTGACTAAAGCCATTGAATCGCTATGCTGCTCTCGATGCGTATCAAGATAGAGCAAGCCGATATATTTAATTACGTAGTTGGTAATACTAATTACGACCCCATAGAGCGCCAGATAGACCCAGAGAAGTATGAGGTCTATGATCATGCTATCTATGATCACGAAACAAAAGTTTCTATCCCTCAATCAGAGACATACCATAATTACATGGAACACTTAAGAAATCTAAAAGATAGAGTTAAGGATATGAGCAATCATGAGATCTCAAAATTGTGCGTAGAAATACAGGAAATCTCACCTAAATACATAAACATAAAGTAATGGATAACTACGAAGTATTAGTCGGCAAAGTCATCGACTGGGCAGAGGAGCGCGGCATATTTAATAAGGGAGATGTTTTAGCACAGTTAGATAAGACTCAAGAAGAGCTAGATGAAACAATTCTTGCTGTTAAAGAGTATCGGACATCTGCTCTTGATCAGGAATCTATCTCGAAAGCAGAGGATGAAGTCGCTGATGGCATTGGTGATATGCTTGTCACGATCATCATCGCGGCAAGGATGGTAAATCTTGACACTACTTATTGTTTGCAGATGGCTTACAATGAGATCAAAAACAGGACTGGCAAGATGGTTGATGGCAAATTTGTAAAAGATAAATGAAAAATAATAAAATAGATTTATCACAGGCAAAAGAGATACAAGGATTCCCTGATTATTTCATCTTTCCAGATAATCGGGGTGTTTGGAGTAATAAATCAAACAGGTTTTTGAAGGATGACCCCCCTAAAGGGTCCGAATATAAATCTGTCAAATTATATAACAAGAACGAAGACCAACGTATAGCAATTCATGTTTTGGTGGCTCAAGAATTTATAGGTCCTAGACCCGATGAACATCCTATCAAGGGCAAATATGATGTTGAACATTGTGATGAGAACCCATTCAATAATCATGTAAACAACCTATCTTATGCTACTAAAGATGAAAATAATCGTCGTAAAGGACCGAAATATGGGAGGTTTAAAGGAGTTAGTAAAAATGATAACCGATACAAAAAGAAGATTTGGAGAGCAAGATTACAGTTTGGGAGCGAGGAGGATCTCCTACGGGTTGTAAGTAATAAATCTGGTCACATAGGTAATTACGAAACAGAAATTGAAGCAGCAAAAGCTTATGACAAGAAGGCTTATGAGTTAGATCCAAAGTTCGCTTATCTAAACTTTCCGCAAGATTATAAATAAAATGAAAAAAAAATCAGGAACCTCTTACGAGGAGAAAAAAAAGAAGAGTTATAAAGGATTTAATTCTAGAAAAAAGACCTCTTTCAACAAGAATAGTAAACACTATAAGAAAAAGTATAGAGGCCAAGGTAGACCTAAGTGAATCTAGTAAATGACATCCCAGTTTCTGTTGACAATTTTGAACATGTAAGTTGTATTATTGAGATACCAAAAGGAACTAATACAAAATACGAGTATAACGAAAGGTTAAATATCTTTGAGTTAGAAAGGTGTTTAGTATCTTCTCTTCAATATCCAATAAATTATGGCTTCATACCTCAAACACTGGCTCTCGACGATGATCCTTTGGATGTCCTTGTTTTTAACCATGACCCTATAGATAGAGGAAGTTTAGTGAGGTGCAGAGTTCTGGGTGTTTTGGGTTTCGAAGATGGTGGCGCAATAGATAATAAAATTATCGCTGTTCCGCATTGGTCACCTAAAGAAAAGTATGAAAAACTCTCTAATATTGAGTCATCTCATCTAAAAATATATAGACAATTTTTTAAAATATATAAAGTTGATCGTAATTCCGAGACTAAGGTAGGTGAGTGGAAGGGTTCTGTTAATGCAATAAAAACAGTCAGAGAGTCGCATAAAAGGTGGCTGGATGGAGCTTGGAACTAAAAAACAGGTAAAAGGTGCATAATAAGTGTAAATAGTAGTATCATGGACATTATTATACAATTAATTCAGGACAACCCTTGGTTTGGCGTAGCTACAGCAGCTATCGCGCTAGCCTCCGCCATCACAGCGGCTACTCCTACTCCTAAGAAGGGCAGTTTCTGGGCTAAAGTCTACGGATTTATTGACTGGGCTGCCTTAAACGTAGGAAAAGCCAAAGATAAAGGCGAAGATTAATTCTTTGTCTGGCTCATAAGAACCTCCACCTTTATGGTGGGGGTTTTTTATTGACTTATAATAAGCAAACTGTATTATAGGCATATGATGTCAAATAAAGCTAAAGGGTTGTCAGGATCAACTCATATAGCTCACACAAAAAAGCTGATGGACGAATCAGTTAAGCGGTATCAGCATTCTTGCTTGTCTGCTGGGTTAGATATAAAAAAGACAGGCAAAAAACAAGATATCGGACATGTTGATTTTGTTGTTAATGGAGAAACTGTCGATTTAAAAGGCATAAAAAACTCTACTAGGGAGGGCAAAATCCTTTTAGAATTTATGAATGTGACAGGTAAAACTGGTTGGTGTAATGAAAAGGGAATACCAATGTGGATAGCCTTCGATTTTGGAGCTTTCTTTTTACACGCTAAAAATATTGAGCTTTTTAATTTAGCAAAAGAGAAATGCAATCTAAGAGATCCAGCAAAAAATATAAATGATTGTCTTTATAAAGGTTATCGTCGTTCAGGTCGCAAGGATATGATGTCCATGCTAACACTAAAAGATATTTTAGTGGGTTGTCCTAGTGTATGGTATCTGCCTTATCAAGAATACGAGATTCCAATTAAAAAAGTTTAAGGATAATCAGTAAAGTCGCCTGTGCCAATATAACTGAAACCATCATTAAAAGGTCTTAATAATAGTCCTGTTGTAGCTATTGCGTCCCCTGTCCAAGATGATTCAAGGGTAAATACATTTCTATTATACTCTCTAATGACATGCTGAGAGTTATATTCTACGCTACCACTAAGTAAATACATCCCTGTTGCCTCTGCTCTAAAATCAGCCCACACACCTGAATCCACACTGGTGCTAGAGTGCATCTCACTTAATAAATCATTTGGCATACTACAATTTACACCTTTTTTGTGGATCTTGAAATTTTGTGCTTGACTTTTTGGGTAATCGATAGACAATACTTTCCAACTATGGACCATGATGATTCATATTTAGCTGATGAAGCTATTCGCTTTACTGGTTTAGATAAATGTGCGATTGGTATTGACCAAAGAGGTTATATAGTCTACTCCTATGCAAAGATGCTTGAGCATTTCATGAAGGAGATGAGTCGAGAAGATGCCAAGGAGTGGATCAGTTTTAATGTCGTAGGGATTAAACCTGACACGTATACTGTTTTATATAATGAACATTAAATTAGCAAAAGTAACTTATGCGGCTACAGCAATCGTAGCTGGTCTGACCGTGGGAGTTGTCCTATCGGTTTATGTCGGGGTGGTGTCTTGTCTACAAACATTATTTAGTTTTCCTTTACATATTTACAATAAAAGTATCACTACTTTAATGCTACAGCAGCAAGAATTGGACAGCGAAGAAAAAGACATCTGGGAAAAGCACATCAACAGGAGATTTAAAAATCAAGATAATTGATGCCTAAAAAAAATACAGTTTTACCCGACACAATAAAAGTTGGTGGTGTTGAATTCAAAGTTGTCTTGAGTAAAATAAAAGACTTCGGCGATATGGATATTGACACTAAGACAATTCGCATACGTGTTGATTTAAAACCAGAGGAAGCGTTTGATACGTTAATGCATGAAATAGTTCATGCTGGATTAGCAGTCAGTGGTTTGACAAACATTCTTGATGATGATAATTTAGAGGAAGCGATAGTCCGCATGACTGATTATCTAGTATTCCCAGTATTTAAAAATCAATATGATGAATTCAGAAAAAAAATTAAAGAAGTTTGATGTAGGTATTAAATTACTTAATAAGTTTGAAGTTTTAGCAAAAAATCAAGAAGAAGCAGCAGCTATCGTTAGGAGCTACCCAGATAAAATTTTGATAAAAACATCCGTAGTTATTATAGATTATGTCTACCCCGTTAAAAACACAAATAGAAGTATTGATTGAGTTAGCACTTGAAGTGCAACAACAAGGGTATTATATTGATTCTGTTACAAGTGAACAGATAGAGGATGCGACTGACAGGTTGCAAGATTATATTGATGGTATCGAAGACAGTGAGGACTAGTTTAAAAAAAGATTTAATAATTGGCATTCTATCTGGACTAGTTATAGGTCTAACTTGTCTTGTCTTTCGTCTAGATACCGAGCTTGATAAAGCTAATCAGCTATTGGATGATCCCGCGATTAGGTTTCCAGAGAAATCAAATTGGTATAGAGAATATGAAAGGGCACAACAACCAATTCCTATGGTGCCTGATGTAGATTACAGAATAGAACAAATGCTAAATTTAGCAGCCGAAGAACCTAGCCTATTTAGTGACGAAGAAATCGTTTATTTATTAATACAATGAAGACAGTAATAGTTAGTTTGTTAGCCTGTTCCTTAGTTGTTGGAGCAGTGCTATATCTAGATGAAAAGAACGTGCAAGTAGAAGAGATTAAAGTATCTTTCCCTAGAGACAAGGAAAAGGTAAGAGAGATCCCAGTCAAAGTTACCTTAACTAAATTTCAGTTGAGAAAGATGCTTGACATTCTTGAGCAAGATCATAACCTTACCCTGCTGAACGGCGAAACAGTTCCTGCACTAGATCAAGATACTTATACGTTTAAATCAATAGCAAAAGGTGTAGACGGTGAGTATAATATTTCATCGACACATCTCTCAAGAAAATGAATACAGCAGTAATAAACATAACTGAAACGATGCTCAATAAGAGTATCATCGATG